GGCATATCTCGGCCATCGGCGGCAGCATCCATAAGTGCTGCGGGGTCACCCGGCGCAAACTCTCGCAGCGGTACCACGATTCTCCCGCCTCGGTCGCTGACCAGATGATCAACTCAGAACAGAACCAAGCATCGTCTTCTTGCCAGTCACGGCGCAGGCCGAGGCCAAGTACGGCCGTCCAGTCGTAGGGCTTGCCGACCTGGCTACGGGCCGCGTCAATGATTCGCTGCGGGTCACGGGCCGGCAATTCGACAAGAGCGAACTCTTTCACCCTCCCTACCGCGTCTTTGAGTTTGACCTGTCGCACGCCATGGAACGGAGCCGCCTCAATTACATCTTCACCCGCAACTAAGGCGACGTGGCTCCAGCGCGACCATGTGGCCGCACGGATTAGAGCGCCCATCGGGCTGCCGGAGCTGCTGAACAACAGTTGAATGGTGCTCATTCTTGGCCTTTCGCATTCCCGACGCCCGTGGCCGCCGTCTGAATGGCTTCAACCGCGTCTGCCGTTATTTGCTTCGCTTCTTTGAACGCGCCCACCGCGATCTTTTGCCGGACCAGCTCTTTCGCCTGCAGGCGACGCTCCCGAATGAGGTAAAGCACCTCCGCGTATTGCGTGGCCTCGGTCAAAATGCTGTCCGCAGCCTCCACGGCCGTCCGTCCATTGATGGCCCAAGCCGCGACCGTACGGGGCACTGCGTCGGCGGGATAGCCGGCATCTTTGAACACTTGTGCCTCTGATGCTGCGCGGTCGTACTCAACTGCTCGAAGCGGGTCTCCGGCGACGGCTTGGCGCACCTTATCGGCGAAAAAATCTATCTTTGCGCAAAGTTCGTAGTCCGTAGGCGCTGGCTCACCATCGTGAACCCAATCACCCACCCATTCGCCCGTTTCCTTGTCCCTTTTTCCGACAAAACGAGGATTCCAACACGGCTGCGGTAGCGGCTCGGTTGTCCAGTTCGAATACCCGGCCGCGTCTTCCGCTGTGTGAAGAAAGCTGCCGGCCGCGCTAATAATAAAAATCATGATTGCCCCCTATGCAGCCTGAACACAGAAACTGAGTTGGCAGGCGTACGAGCCTGCGCCAGCGGATGACCCAATCGAGTAATCGAGAACGACCTCGCCGGACACCTCGGCCCGCCATGACAAAAAGCCGAAGCCCAAGGGGCTTTGCGTCACCCAGTCCCCCGTGCCGCACGCGCGAATTAGGGGGCGAAAGCCCGGAGGAAGAGTAAAAATAAGGAGCGCGCCGGTGCCATTACTGACCCATCTGGTGATATCCAGGCTCACATAGACGTTGCCGTTTGCCTTCCAAAAGCGGGACGAGTTGGCGTCCGCGAAGCCGTTCACCAGTGCCGGCACACCGATGTTGGGTGCCGAAAAGGCCGTGATGGCGTTGCTCACCGCAGTGTTTGTTTGAGTCTTGGTGTAAGCGTCAGTGATTCCATAACCCGCAATGGTGGTCGGCTTCCCGCCACTGATTTTCGACCAATCCAACCCCGGAATGTCTGCCGGCACAAGTGCCTCAGACCCAATGGCCAGACCTTTGGCATTGACCGTGACCTTTGCATAGCTGCCAGCGGCAACGCCGGAGTCGGCGAGCGTCAAGGTGATGTTGGCGTTGTCTGTTCCATCGAAAGAGCCGCTGCCACTCGCCGCCCCACTGACGGAAAGTGTCCGGGCACTTTCAAGTTTTTTAGCCGCTACCGCCGTCCCGTTAATCCCTTGTGCGCCGTCAGTGATCCCATACCCGGCAAGCGTGGTGGGCTTGCCGGACACAATCTTGCTCCAGTCCAGATTCGGGATGTCGGAGGCGGCCAGCGCGCCGCCGCTGATGACCAAGCCTTTAATACTGACGGTGACCTTTTGATAACTCCCCGGCGCGACCCCACTATCAGCAAGAGTCAAGGCGATGTTGGCATTGGCGCTGCCGTCAAAGGACGCGCTGCCGCTCGCTGCTCCGCTAATCGAAAGCGTCCGCGCCGTGGCGAGTTTGGTGGCTTTAAACGCGGCTACAGTGCCGTCGACGAGAGCTTCAAACTTCGATTTCAGCCAAACGGTACGGCTTGCAAGTGCTCTGGCCGCCTTGTTGGCGATGCCGTCGGGACCGCCTAACACCGGGTCTGGCGTCTCGATCTGATAAACACCGTCCGCCCATTCTGGCGGCTCAGGTAGGTTTGCCATCAGTTGCTACTCCCGTGGTTGTATTGACCGTCGTAGTTCGCCAAACCGTTGTAGCGAAGTGGCACAGCCTGATAGTCGAGGGCGACCAATCGGCAGCGCGTCGGGGCGACGGAGAGAAGAAGGCGGCGCAACATGGCCGCTTGTTCGTTGGTGATGACCCGTTCCAGAAGCGCAACTCTGTAGAGCGACCAGACAGGGTCATGGCCTTCGGTGGGGCTTACGCCTTCATCTATGCGTATTTCCCCGAAGCCCAGCACTCGGAAGACTTCGCGAATTGCCCACGGCGTGCCTTTGAAACGGTGTAACTCAGCAGCGCTTTTGATGAGGTTTCGCTTTGCGTCATCTGATTCCGCGAGCAGCCAGGCCACCTCATCCATAAGCGAAAATTGATCAGCCAGGTGCGGCAGAATGGCCGGCTTCATCAGGTCGACCAGGTAGACGAGCATCGCGTTAATGTCGATGCCGTCCAGAGCTTCCTGAAGCAATTCACAAAGCATCGCGAAGCGCTCATCGCTGGCAAGCGCCGGGGGCAATTGCCGGTCAACCATTGGCCACCCCCGCATCCAGAAGCTGAATCGAGGTGCAATTGGCCCACTCGTTTGTATCCAGCACACGTAACGCGCTCGGGAACTCCAGATCCGCCCTGTAAACACCGTTCACCTGCAGGAGAGCGGTCAACTGCTCCTGAACAAGATCCCGGCCGAGCCCTGCACGGCGATCTTGCGTGTAGGCGTAAGCGGCCGCATTCGCAGCGGCCATGGCCCTAGCGCGATCTGCTTCCGCATAGAAAGTGATATGCGCCTTGATCTGATAGCCTACTTCTAGCGGCGAGTAAGCGTGCACGGTGTCGCAGAGTGGGCGAAGTTTTTCGCCGGTGATTTGGGTTCGAACGCGTTCCAGAAGGTCGGCGGATGGCAGGCCCGTATTCGTCAGTGGGAACAGCGCAACATGGCCATCCGGCTGTCCCTCATCGGGGCCGTGTACCGCGACATCGGTGATGGATTGGTGAACCGCCAACGCGTGATAACGGTAGGCACCTCGACTGCCAGCATTGCTGAACGCTTCAGGTGCGAGAATGATTCGCTCGCGGTAGCGATCATCTTCTTCATCCTCGGCGCCATCAGCGGTTGTAGTGATATTGGCGGCCGTCATGCCCGCCGCTGGTGGGCTGGTAATGATGCTGATTTGGCCGGCGGCCCAGCCGTTGCCCAGCACGCCAGCCGTCAAGCATGTTGAAGTTGCATTGATTGTGGTTTGGCCAACTGGAATAGCGACGTCCTGGTCGGTCAGAAACGTGAGCTTGCCATCTTGAGTGCTGACTTTCGTGCCGGCACGAATCAGCAACGGTTGCAGCACCGCTGTCGGTACGGCGAAGCGCAACATGCACCGAGCAGGAATCGCTAGCAGCCTCGGGGTAGCGACCAGTTCGCCCAGATAATCCAGAATCGGGCCTTTCGCAAACCGTACCAGGAGCTGCTGGCCGCCATTTTGGACGGCCGCCTCCAGCCGGGTCACGGCGTAAGCAATTTGGTCAATGAAAAGCCGTTCGACCTGAGCCGGGTACAAGGTTTTCCCCGATTTTTCCTCATAACGGGCAATTAAAGCGGCCTCGGTCGCGGCGGGGTTTACGTCCACAAAAACAGGTTTAGGCAGCTCGCGCAAAGGGCACCTCCGTCAACTGTAGGACGCCATCGGCTACCCGCCACTGCACCCGCAACGTGATCTGAGGGGCGTCAATAATCACCTCGACCTTCACAACCGAAACGCGTGTTTCCCAGCGACGAATCGCGTCGACCGCTTCGCGCACGAGGTGCGGGGTCACCCGGTTCTCGGGCCAATCAAGGTAAAGGTGGAGATCGCTGCCGAACTCGGGCCGGTGTGGGTCGCTGCCCTTCGGCGTAGACAGCACGATATGGATCGCCTGATCGATATCGCGCAGGCCCTCGACAACCGCTCCCGGAGTTCCGAGAGCGGGCTGCCAGTGCGCGGCGGTGATGCTGGTGTAGGGAATGGGCGTTGTCATGCGCCCATCATGCGAAATGAGCCGGGCGGTGGCTTTTAATCGAGTTTAAAGAGGATGGGGAAAGTTCGTACGCGGCGAAAAGCCTGTTCTCCGGGCTCAAAGCATCGTAATTTACGCGCCATAACTACAAGGACGTTTGGGGGTATAAGTGGGAGCTTATCGTCTGCTGTTGGCCGTTCTGGTGGCCGTTTCTCATATGGGCAAGACGTTCATGGGGTTAAACCCCGGCGTGGTTGCCGTGATTTCCTTCCTGATCATCAGCGGTTTCGTAATGACCTCGCTGATCGTGCGCAACTACAAGGCGCCGGAAAAAGTCGGCCTGTTCTACATCGACAGGGCTTTACGGCTTTACCCGCAATTCCTGTTCTACTTCGTTGTCTCCTGCGCGGTGATCTATTTCCTGCTGCCCGACACACCTCAAGCCGCCGAGCTGACGCTCAGGAACATCGCCGCAAGCCTGCCTATTGTACCCCTTGGCTTCTACATGTTCGGCGTGGCCGGGGCGGAGATCTTGCCGCCGGCCTGGTCACTGGGGCTTGAGATGTGCTTCTACCTGGTGATCCCTTTCCTGATCATCTACAGGGCGCGGGGCGTTGCGTTTGCCCTGTCCGTCGTCATCTTCATGGTCGCGTGCCTTGGTTACATAAACGCTGACCTATACGGCTACCGCCTGTTGCCGGGCGTCCTGTTCATGTTCCTGTGCGGCAGCTACTTGTACAAACCACAAGCGAAGGGTTTAGCGATCGCTGCCGGCACTGCCGTGGCTGCGGCGCTGATGTTCGCGGCTATCATGGCGGGCTTGATTGAGCGCCGGCCCTTCAACGCTGAGGTGACCCTCGGCATAGCGTTGGGTGTACCCGCCGTGTACTTGCTGATGAAACTCAAGTTTCACCGGGTTGACGAGTTTCTTGGGAACATCAGCTACGGCGTGTTCCTGAATCACTTTGTGGTGATGTACTTCCTGCGCGCCTTCTGGCCAGTTGCCTACGATGCGCACATCGTTGCGGCAGTGCTGATTTTGTCGTTCCTGTTGAGCGGCGTTTCGTACTACTACATTGAACGGCCAGCCCTGAAGCTTCGTCATGCGCTTCGGGCCAGCGTGAACTATGGCGTGGGTCAACCGAGGGGCAGTGAAACAACGGCTTAGTGGGTGTGATGGTTGGAGTTGCCGCCCGCATCCAT